GGTAGACGATGACCTCGCCCTCGCTCGTCACAAATACGAGGTTGTCATCCACGCCATATCCGGCGTCAATCGTCCAAGTGTCAAGGTCAACCAACACGCCGCCAAGTTTGGCGATAGAGGACAAATCAAGGACAGCCGCCGCGCCGCCTGCGCTAGAGGTCGGCAGGTACCACGCTTTCAGCGTATTCTTTTCGATAAACCACACGCGATTCTTAAACAGCGTGACGTTAGAAAGGTTGGTCGTAGTAACGCCCGTGATCGCCGGGGACGATACGCCCGTAATTGCCGTCCAAGTCGTGCCGTTGTAGAGGCGCGGCGAGTCCGCCCCGTTGACGGCATACATGAAGTTGCCGCCCGATGTCGTGAAGTTCACATACTCCCATCGGGCATTGGACAGGCTCGACACCACCGCAGCGCCTACAGCGCCCTGCGTGGTCACATCGTAAATGGCATTCGGAGCCGTCGCAGCGGCAAACAAACGGTTGGTCGTAGCGCCTGCGTAGTGCATCAGCGTTTCAACCTGCCCGCCGAGGCCGGTCGCCCAAGACTCGTAACCGCCGCGCAGCACAACGCTCGACACGGTTGGGAAGAAGTTTTCCAGCGTCACGGCGTCGGTTTCATCCATGTTCGCAAGCGAATCACGGGCGTTCCACCCGCCCACAGGGGCAGGCAGGGACGCAACCGAGGCCGCGTTACGCTGAATGAGTTGCCGACGCGCCATCAGTCAATCCCGTACCCGCTGTCAGGGAGATTGTCGTAACCGATCAGCACCGTACCCGGTCGCGGGGCAAAGGACAGGTTCGCCGCGCTCGTATCCTGCGCGATGCAGGTTTCAAGTTCCTGCAAGTAGTTGCGATACATGGCGGTCGTGTCAAACCCCTTCGCCTCAAAGTACTTGAGTTTGGTGGACAGCACCATGAGCCGGTCGGGATAAATGCAGGTATCCGAGTCGGCGGTAAACGAGGTTTTTGGCGCACCCGCCGCATCCTCGACCCATGCGTTACTGCGGTACTCAAAGCCAAGCACCTCGTCGTAAGAGATACCCGGCCAAATCTGAAAGTACTTGCCGAGCAGTCGCCACCGGATACGCGGGCCGGTTGAGATATAGCCCGACAGCAGCCATTGCCATTGCTGCGCGTCCTCGGGGCCGAGCAGTTCCCAACGCTTGCTCTTGTCCCATTGCGTACGCGGGATGATGGCATCGTAATCGGCAGGCAGGTCGTAGCGCACTTTCTGGAAAGTCACCACGGCACCCGTTCCGTCAGCCGTGACAGCCTGCGAAAGCGTGACCGTGGTGCCGTTGTTCACTACGCTGATGTAGGTGGCATTAGGGATGCCCTCGCCTACCACCTGATAGGTCGTATCCAGTCCCGCCGTAGATGGCACCGTGAGCGTCGTAGAGCCGTCTACCCACGTTCCCGTGGTCTGCGTCCATTGGGTCGTGATCAAGTGCTGACGCACCAACTTGCGCCAGTCACCCCGACGCAGCAACTCGTACCCGCTGGCGTTCATCAACGCAAGAATCTGCACAACGTCTTGGTTGGTGTTGCCGATAACCGCGTTAGGCGTACTTACGCCTAGTTCGTTAGTTACCTGCTGGACAAGTTGAAGCATCGTGGTCATGGGTTAGTCTTCCTTGCGCTTTCGCTTGGATTCTACCAATTCGCGCATCTGTTCCTGCAACGCAGCCAACTGCGCCCGGGTTTCCTGCAACTCTTTATTCGCCTCGGCACGATTCTTGTGCTGAAGGAACATCCGCGCCCGCTCACGCAGACCCGCACCGCCCATGCCGATACGCTGAATATGGGCGTCCGAGGCCGTGGCGACCTGCTCGACGGTCTGGAACTTGAGGATGTGCAATTCTTCCATCTGCGAGCGGTTGAACTCGTCAGGGGCGGCGCTGTGCCAGTCCGAGAGGGGCGTTCCGATCACGGGAGCGCCGTCGCTCTGTTGCATCTGAAAGTGCAGCCATTGACGCGGGAACCGCTCCTTGTGGTCATCGCGCACCGGCTGTTCGACGATGTTGGTCTTGTCGCCCGGTACCATGATGCGAACAAAGGGCTGACCCTTGTAGTCCTTCAGGTCGGACAGGTAAAACTCAACGTGAAGGAAAGAGTCCGCGTTAGAAACGTCAGAATCAAGCATGGTTTACTCCTGTGGGGATTATGCTTTAGCGCCTGCAACGCCGTACCACTTGTTGAGTGCTACGGCAAAAAAGATGCTCACATGGTCGCGGGCGACCGATGCGGAAGGGTTCTGGTTAATCGTGGTTGACGCCTCATGCGCGTAAACCTTTAGGGCATTGGTGCCGCTGTTGGCGATGTAGATAACCGCGCCCATTTCGGTCGGCGGCAACCTTACGCCCGATCCCGATGGCGTCACGTCCACCGAGTTATAAACATGGGTCAACTGCAGCGCCGTCGCTTGCGTTGAACCAGTCGCGGTAAGGTCATCGACGCCATCGCCGCAGATTGCTACGGTCGATAGCGCCGATGCCCCCGCACCTAGCACACGGCTAGGTATCGTCATGCGCCGAGGACGCTAACCCAAGTGGTCGGGCTGGTACCCACGAACACGCGCCGCTTGGTCGTGGCAATCGCCACGGAAGCAGCGCCGTCAATGGTTCCCGAAGCCGGGTACACCGTCAGCGAGTTCGCACCGTCATTCGCCACAACGCTCACCGCACCGGCCTCCGCAGGCGGCAGGCGAACGCCCGTGCTTGCAGCGGTAGTGCCGACAACGTTATGGACAGCCGACAGCCCAAGCGCCGTTGCAGAGTTGGTGCCAGCAGCCGTAAGGCCAGTAGCAACATCACCGCAAATCGCCGTAGCCGTCGAACCCGGCTGACCCGAACCCAAGACGCGAGAAGGATATGCCATTCTGCTCTCCTGAAAGGAGGAGGCGGGTGTTACCCCGCCCCCTGTGGGTTACACGCTAGTCGCGCTGAACCAAGCCACGTCGCCAGTCGCCAGAGCGACCGGAGGCGAGGTGTACGAGCCAGCCGTCGCCGTGACAAGGAACGTGGTCGCGTTGACCGTGCAAGTCGCGGTGCTAGCGGTAATCGTCGCATTGGCCTGCGCCAACACATAACGACGACCGTTCGCACCCCAAACCTGCAGACCAAGCGGCCCGATGACCGGGACAGCCGTACCAGCCGAGTTAAGGTTGGTGTCGGCCTTGTCGAGCAGCGCGGTACCGATAACCGGAGTAACTGAAAAAGTCATGGTAGTTGCTCCTATTAAGCGATGAGGACGCCGCTAAACTGCGGGCCCGACGAGGTGAGGTTACCGGCCCAACCAATCAGTTTGACAACCGCATCCTGATTGACCGACTGACGCTCGCCACCAATCGGCACAAAGTTCCGATCCTTGTGCGGACGGAAGTGCAGATACTTGGTGTTGAGGAACCACATGTGGTTCGCGTTGCCCGACCCGCTGTTGTAGGTCGAGGAACCGATACCACCGTCCAGCACCACGTCCGAAGCCATGCCCGCGCCAAAATACTTCAGCGAGGCAAAGCCAGCGCCAGCCATACCCGAGCCTTCGCTAGAGATACGCTGAATGGCCTGCAGGCTCTGGAGGTACAGACGGTAGTAGTTGCTGTCAGCCACGATAAGGTCAGGCTTATCGGTGCCGCGCACCAACTGAACCGCCAGCGAGTCCATGTACTGCTGGATGTTGGAGGCCGTGACAGCAGCGCCGCCATCGGTCACGCCGGAGAACTTCTTGCTCTGCCAGAACGACCAAGTGGCGCGGTTGATGCCGCCGTAGGTACCCGAGGACGGAGCATCGGGGACAGCCGCAGCAAGACCCGTGAGGTTCTTGCCCGAATTGCCCGTGCCGTCGCCGTACAGATCGCCGCTGATGCGGTTGGCCAACTGCGCCTCAGCAACCGACATGCGACCGTCGAGGAGGTCAATGATGGCCTCCTTACCCGAGTTCTGAATCATCTCCAGACCCGAGATGGTCACAGCCGCAGCGTACTGCGTGATGCTGAACTGCGCCGCCGAAATGGGCGAGTTCTGACCGACGTTCAGCACTTCGTAACCCGAATAGGAATTCGTGTTGTTCGTGGTGCTGTCGTTGTACATGATTTCCTGAAGGATGACGTTACCGCCCGAGAACGTCTTTACGTTCCCGCGCTCCTTCAGACGACGAAGCAACGCATTGTTGTTCGTCACGTTGTCAGCGAGTTCACCCGACCGGCTCTGAATGTTGGTCGCAATGATATCGCTGATACTGGAATTGGCAAATGCCATGTTAAAACTCCTGTATCAAGTGATTAAACACGGTCTGCGAGGCCGTCAAATGCTTCAGCCAACATAGACCGACGATCTTGCGCTTTGGGAGCCGTGTTCGTTCCGGGTGTGGAACTTCTGACGCTGACCGCAGCCGCCCGTGCCGCTTTCGCTGCACGATTCAACTCCGTTGCCTTCTTCGCTTGCTCTGCAGCCTGTTGTGCAGACTGCACTCGCTCAAAAAGCGCCGGGTCTAGGCGTATGGCTTTATCATACGCCTCGTCAAGTGTGGATGCCAAACCGCTCTGCAGCAGGTTGACCATGACAGGCCGTGCATCCTCAAAGTGTTCAGCCTTCGCAGCGAAGTCGTTAATCTCCGACAGCAACACAGCGTTCTGCTGCTGTTCCTGCTGCTGCTTCCACGTCAGCACTTCGCCGCGAACTTGCGCCAACTGGTTCTGCAAGGCGTAAAGGTTCTGGTCAACAGCCGGGGCAGGCTGCACCCCGCCGAGGTTTACCCCGTACTGCTGCGCCAACTGCTGAAAGTACGCGACCCGCTGTTCAGGCGAGGACGTGCGGAGGGTGTAATCAGCCTCCATCAACGCTTTTACCGCTTGCGCGGGCTTGATGCCAAGACCCGCAATCGTAGTCTCGTAAGGCGCAATTGCCTCCTTCATCTCGTCGGCAAAAGTCGCCTTTGACAGCAACGGCTCGACGCCTTTACGCATCTGCTCCTCGCGCTGCCATGCGTACTCTTGGATTTTCGGGTCGGCCTTTGACCAATATTCGTGGTATTCCTTCTTCCACGATGCAGGCGGCTTGCGCCATACGGGTTCCTCGGCAGGCTCCGTAACCTCGGGTTTCGTTTCGTGCTGCGGTTCTGCCTTTACCTTCGGAGCAAATCGCCCCGACTCGTCGCGCACCGTTTCAACGGGCTTCGGGGCTTCGGGCTGTTCGCCCGACAACTCCGCTACGGTTTCCACGCCCTCAAACTGCTCTGCCAACTTTTCGCGCCGTGTATCTTCCATCACTTTCTCCTGTGGGGATCATTGGTGAATCGCGCATTGTCACGCAGTCTGTCGAGGATGCGATTAGCCTCGGCGTGCGTCATGCTCTGAACTTGTGCAATCAACCGCTCTTTACGGGTGTCCTTTACCTCGGGGGCGCGGTAATGCTTGGTCGGGTCATCGTTGCCGACCTCCACGCAGCCATAAGCCTTCAGCATCCGACGATGCTGCGACCGGGACGTAACCATCTTGCCGTCAAGCATGGACTTGTAGGGCGTGATATCGGGTTGGACATAGTGGTACTGCCCACCCTTGCCCCTTACCCGCTCGACCAACTCGCCGTCATTCCAAACGTAGGTGCGTTTCATAAAAGCAACAGTACCTCCTCGTCATCCATTTCCAGATACGCCGCATAAATCTTTTCGGCAGCGTCCAAGTCGTTTAGCAGCGCGTCCCAATCAAGCGATGGGACAGCCGTAGACGCCTTTGCAGCCGGTTTGGTAAACGGGGCGACTATCGCCTCGACCACTTGCGGCCTGTCCTCTAGCAGCGTTTCGTATGCGTCCTGAATCTGCGCCCGACGCCGCTTTCGCGCATCGGTGTCATCGTCAAACTTCCTGCGGCGCTTTTGATCGCCATCGTGGGTGTCAATCACCACAATAGGCGTTGCAGAGAATACTAAATTGGCGTTGTTACCCGAGTACGAGTAAACCCCGCCGTCAGCCAAAAGCGTAAACGCACCTACGGGCGTGTAGGTCAGGTTGGCATTGTTGCCGCTGTAAGCATAAACGCCGCCATCGGCTACCAGTCGACGGTTAAACAGCGTATTGGCGTTGTTGCCTGTGTACGAATAAACGCCGCCGTCTGCGATTAGCCGCCGATTAAACAGCAGGTTTGCCGCGTTGCCCGAGTAAGCGTAAGTGCCACCGTCTGCGACCAACCGACGACCAAACAGCGTGTTAGCGTTGTTGCCGGTATAGGTGTAGGTGCCGCCATCGGCCACCAGCCGCCGATTGAACAGCACATTAGCCGCGTTGCCGGTGTACGAGTACGTCCCGCCATCTGCGGCGATTGTGTACGCCCCGATGGGCGTATAGGTCAGCGTAGCGTTATTGCCGCTGTACGAGTAAACGCCGCCGTTGGCGGTAAGCGTGTACGGGCTGCCGGTGGGCTGCGGGATCAGGTCATCGGTGAACCAACCTTCCGGCACCGCCTGCGTGTCAAACCACGCGCGCGGCTCCAGTTGCGGGTCAAATGTGCCGACCCGTGCCACGGGTTACTCGTCAGCCGGGGGATCTGAAGGAGGCGGGTCAGTCGGGGGAGGCGGCTCGACCCACTCGCCGTCGATGTACGACCAAGTTGGGCCGACCTGCGCCGGACACTCCATCGCCACTTGCCCATCGGGCAGGTCGTTCCAAGGCGTGATGCCGTCCCACACCGTTACGTTGACCACGAAGCCGTCGGCCTCGCGCACGATTGCATATCGCTTCTTGTTCACCATGTCATGATCACCGCGTAACCGTCGCCACCTTGACCGCCGCGCCCACCTAGGCCGGGGTTCATTCCGACTCCGCCGCCGCCACCGCCGCCACCGTTGCGACCACCGCGACCGCCGTTCGCACCAGCCGTAGATGCTGCAACCGTAGTGCCGCCACCGCCACCTCCGGTGCCGCCGTATTCGTTGGTTCCATCGACGCCGTTCGCGCCCGCCGTTGGAGTCGCGCCAGAGGTTCCCGCAGCGCCGCCGCCGCCCGATGCGGTCGAGCCGACCGTGGGGCCAGTCAGTCCACCGGCAGAGGCCGCGACAACAGCAGGCGTTGCGTTGTGATGCCCACCAGAGCCACCGCCGCCGCCGCCCCATTGGGAACAGCCACCAGCGTTTGAGACAGGCGTAGCGCTACTACCACCGCCTGCGCCGCCGCCTTCCCAACCGGGGCCGTTGGTTGCGCCGCTGCCGCCCTGAATGCCAGCCATCGAATAGCCAGCGCCCGCGACAACTCCCGCAGCGGTGCCTGCTACATTGTTATGCGCGGACGCTCCGGTGCCGCCATTAGTTGTAGCGGCAGAAATTGCGCCGCCTTGACCGCCAACGCCGCCGTTTACAGTCAAAATTGCTGGCGAAATACCTCCACCGAGAATTGCCAAATTTCCCGCAGTAGAAATTGAAGTAAAGCCACCTTGACCGCCCGCAGCACCCGCAGCGCCGGCAGCGCCGGGAAGTCCGGCCACCCCTCCCGCGCCGATTCTGACCGCCAACGCATCAGGCAAAAGCGCCGCAGGCAGGATAACGGTCACCATTGCGCCGCCACCGCCGCCGCTGCCGCCCTTTGCGACAACAGCAGTCGCAAGGCTCGCTCCCGCTCCACCGCCGCCACCGCCGCCCCATGCGCGCATCAGCACGAATGACGGCGTGAACGAGGTCGGCTTGTTCCAGCGACCACCGGGGGAGGTGAAGGTCTGAATGTCGGCAGGCGTCTCCGCGCCGAGCAGTTTCCACCCGCAGACTTCATCAAACACGATGCCGGACTGCGCGGCGAGCGTACCCGCCCACAGGTCAACCGTGGTCGTGCCGTCCGTGTGCTGCACCGTCACGGTCTGGCTTGCGCCATCG